TTTAATTTAATTTATGGTTTATTCACGACTGCTCTAGAGAAATCTATGGTGAACATTAAGAACATATCCAAAGGTAAAAATTTTTTAGAGAGAGGTGAACAGTTTGCTGAATGTATCTTCGGAGAGGATATTCTAGAAGGAGATTGCAGTAAGTATGAAGGTTCACAGAGATTGCGTCTACTAGTACATATTGAACTAACAATATGGAAATTAATAGACCCTGGAAGTTATGGGCTATTAACAAAATTATTTAGATCTAAGATGAAGAAGTCTGGTAAAACTCTAAATGAATTATATTTTGAGTTTTGGTATTGTAGGGGCTCTGGTGATATGGACACTGGGCTCTTCAATACATTAATCATGTTTGTAGCATGTAGGTACTTTGAAATTGTTAACAAAACAGGAGACCATAACTTCATATGCGATGGAGATGATAATCAAATAAAAATACCGAGAAATATATCTGAACTCAAAGATACATTCAAAGAATTTGGGTTCGATGCCAAGCTAATTAGGAGGCATACATATCATGATGCTTCTTATTGCTCTGGCAAATTCATCCAGTATAAACCAGGTAAATTTCTCTATGTACAAGATTTAAACAAACTTATGAACAACATTCCTATATTTAGGAAATTAAAGTTTAATCATTGTAAGGGAGCATATTACCATTCGTTGGGGTACATGTACCATAAAATATATGGCAATCTACCGGTCTTTAGAGAAATATCTAAATTTCTAATGAATATCGCACCTAAAGAACATGTACATATGGACATACTGGAAGAAATAAATCCTGGCCATGCCGAGGCTTTTAAGAATACATCATATAATTTGGAGTATGATGAGGATTTATGTAAAGTTGAGTTAGCAATGTGTTTTACATCAAACATAACTAACTTAGAAAACTATTCAACCTGGTATAAAAACCATCAGGTCTCGCTAGACAAAGCTGAGTTAAAGAGATACAATCCAATAAAAACACCACGTGACAGACTAACACAGAATCAAATTGAGATGACTTTTCTATCTTTGATTGAAGGTTGTTCGGCACAACCACCTAGAAATTACATTAAAAATGTATTCTAGGAGTCACACAGCTCAGG